CCCCACACTCGTCACAATAGTTACATTCGTCACGACTATATAAGCAGTCTTGATAATCTACACTTTCTTCAAGTACATAAATACTGACTTTTCTATAATCATTATTTACATCGTCCGCTAATTCTTTTAGTATAATTTTTTTACACTTATCACAGAAGCAATCGGTCGTCTTAGTACCTAATCCTTCTTTTAATGTTAATTGCTCTCCGCAACTACTACAGTTTGTTTGTGTCATTTCGCTACTCCTTTGTTAAACTTCTTTAAGCCTTCTGTTTCTGGTGTTTAATGGGTTCGTGAACGTATGTCTCGCAACCTCTATAATCCCTCTTCGTTCGGCTTAAATAAACTCTAAAACATTTTAAAAATAAAGTCAAGCATTTTTTTTACTTTTTTTTACTTTTTTTTCTTATTCTAACTCTACTATAACTTTCGAGATAGAAAAAAGATTAACTTTTATTTAATTTTATGCTAATTTCTACATAATTCGAAGACGCTTTATGAGATTCCATAGATATTTTACCTACGCCTTTAATTGAATCTTTAGTAATAACATTAAGTTTTATTAGATTATCCTCTATCATTTTAAACATTATAGAGCAATTACTAGAATCTAAAGGATGAGATTTAAAATAAAAATCCATGTGAATATCTACCTTAGAAGTAAATTTATCCATATATCTTAAGTGTTTTTTACACCAAATAGTCATATCGTTTTTAAGTTGATTTCTTCTTCTATAATGCATCCCAGCATAAAAGGCGTTAGTTGATTCCTTAAAAGGTAGTTCCATTTTTGCCTGTATCATTTTCTCTCCTTTATCATATCTTCTAGTTCATGATTATATATTTTATAAACCTTATTATCGTTAAATATTCTATCAAATACTTCTATCGAGATTATTCCGTGATACAAAGCTTTTCCTTTTACTTCCTCAAAACTTATATTTCCTTTATGAACTTCTGTATGGCAGTCTCTGCAAATAGGCAATAGATTATAAGGATCAAACCTATATCTTGTGTTATCTCGGCCGTGCATCCAATGATGAAGCTCTATAGCAGGACGACCACATAAAAAGCAGAAGTTATACTGAGTTAAGATTTCTATTTTAACAATCTTATCTAATCTCTCTTTTAAAATAGTACTTTCTTTTTTCTTAGTCATTATATATATTTTACCCTTCCTGCTCTAATTTAGACGTTTCTGGTTAGTTTTTGCTATTATTTAACCGCGTTTCTCTCTGATACTTCTTTAGTTCGTATATTATCCTGATACGAGAACATATTTTGAACCTTAAATTTACATTTAATATAATATTCCTCTGCGAGAGCTAACCCATCGCAATGTGTTTTATATTCGTCACTAGCTAAAGCTTTTGTTTGTCTTTCAGCATGGCTACTTCCTTCTTCTGATAGTGTTAATTTAGCTAAAACAGACTTTTTACTATAGTCTAATAGCTTAAATTGATATGTAGCTTTAGAGTATTCCTCTATCGCTTCATCTAGTTTTGTATATAGCTCTACTGGATCAATCATTTTCTTTCTCCTTTTCCATGTTAATAACTCCCAAATAATGTCGGCGATTGTAATTGCTTCTCTATTCTTTCGCACGCTATTTTAAAATAATCCTCATCTAGCTCTACTCCTATACAACATCTATCTTGTTTTAAACAAGCTAAGGCCGTAGTTCCTGATCCTAAAAATCCATCAAATATAATGTCGTTTTTTTCTGAACTTTTATTTAATTGCCATTCTATTAAAGCAACAGGCTTTTCAGTAGGATGTTCTCCGTGCCTAACGCTTAAGAATTTTCCTCTTGCATAAGTAAATATTCTCATAGCTTTATCAAAAGATGTCCAGCACATTTCTCCGTCAGCAAGGCTAAAGTCTCTTTGTCCTTTATCCCAAACGTCCCATCCTTGACTAGAAGGTAGGTAATCAGTAAAGTAATTCCCCCCCATATCAGCTGATCTTTACTTATTCTAAACATCTCTTTAAAAACATTTTTGCTAGGTATTTTATCGTCCCAGTCTTTTTTAGGCTTAGCTTTCCATCCATTATTTTCTTTTACCTCTCTACTAAATCCTATTCCGTAAGGAGGATCAGTAAGAACTAGATCTACTCCATTATCTTCTATAAGCTCCATAACCTTAAGGCAGTCTCCATTTACAATAATTATATTATTTTTCTCATAAACTTTATATTTAAAGTTATTTTTTTCTAACCTATTTATAAATTCTTGCATTACTTTTCTCCTTTATCTTGTTTACTTAGCTCTTCAGCTACAACTTTTGATAGTTCATTTAAAGAGCAATCAGGTAGTTTCTTTCCGTTTACTTTTAGACCTGTTACTTTTATATCTTCCTTAATATAACTTATTTTATTTTCGGCCATTATCTCTCACTCTCCCCATATAACTCGAAAACCTTAGCTCCGCCAAACAATCTGTCGTATATTCTTAATCCTAAAGCTATTTTTATCTGCTCTTTATTAAGATTACTTATTGCTACGGTAGGCAGCATTTCGTTATATCTATAATTAAATACTTCGAATAACTCTATCTTCTCGCTATCTGATCCGTATTGAACGCCTAACTCATCTACAATAAGGATCGGAATATTTTTATAATCTTCTATATTTGACTTCCCTGTTTTCCATCCGCTTCTAATATCATCAACAATTTCTTTAATTGTAGTTATTTTTACAGTATTATTTATTTTTACAAGCTCTCCTTTAATCTCTACCTCAGTTTCTTTAGATCTATATAAGGCCCAAGCTAAATGAGTTTTACCTATACCAACGCCTCCGAGAATAATTGTATTATTTTTTAGCTCAGTCTGTAAATGAGCAACTATTTCTTTATCAACCTTAGTCCTAGTTCTAAAATTATCTAGACTAGCCTCTTTAAATCTTTTAGGAATTACCATGTCGCTTCATCCTTTCCGTTAAATTTTGAACCTTCGTTCTCAAATGTCTTTTTATAAACCCATTGATGCTCTAAAAAGCAACCATGATTGTGAGTTTGTTTTTTCTTTTTATTTTTCTTCCATACTGCTAGATGCTGAAAAGCTCTTTTTAAATTCTCTTCGGTTTTATATAATTTCAATAAACCTTTATATTCATCATCGGTTAATAATATATTTTTATAAATTCCATATTCTTTCTTACTTATAACATTACTATTACCTTTACTTATACCATTAACATTAGGATGTAATTCTTTGTAATTACATTTAATTACATCCTCTGAATCTATTGATACATAAGGACTTTTAGCTTCATTAGGATGAATAGGCTGATGTTTCTTAAAATTAACTATGTTTAATAAATTCTTATTATTGTAATTACATTTAATTATAAGCTTATTAGATATTAACTCTTCTATATTTTTATCTATATTAGATTTTAAATAAGGCAATATTTGTATTTTGATAAAATCATTATCGTCTTCTATATAACCCTCTCTATCAGCAAGACACCACATACCAATAAATAATATTTGAGATGTAGGGGATAATCGACCTGTTTTAGGGTCAGAGAAAAAATCTGGCTTAATTGTTCTTTTTCGCATCTGAACCTCCTTTATGTAGCTCCGTATGGTGTTTTTTACAATATGTTATTCCGTTTGCTACATTAAATCTTTCTTTTGGATGTTTTGCAAAGCTTTTTATATGATGCGCCTCTAGGTTGTTTGCTTTACAACCAGCAATTTGGCATTTATAATTATCTCTTTTATAGACAGATTTTCTCCATGTTTTATATTGTGATGAGTTTCTAATTGTTCTATTTGCTGGTGTTATTCCACCCATCCAATTCCAATGCCATTTTCCTTTTTTAGAACATTGAAGTTCTATAAAATAAGGAATAAATATTTTATTCTTTTTGATAAAATGTATTCTATCTTTAAAAATAGCTATATCTCCATGAGAAATTTTATCTCCTATATGAAAAGAAATGCTATCTAGATCTATTTCTAGAGTTCCTGCAACAGAACACTCAGCTAAAAAGTACTCCCATAAGCATTTATGTTTAGGTTTAAGTTTACGATACCAGGTATCTCTGAACTTCTCAGAATCTGTAAATCTTTTTGACATCTTCGCTACTCCTTATAATGGTGGCAGGGCATTTTTCAATGCAAAAATAAGAGCGAGTAGCGACACTTCCCTCATTTCCTGCCATAATATAATTAGATTTTTTCATTTCGCTACTCCTTAAAAAATACTTATATAGATTAAATATAAAATTGTCAAGTAAAAAAATAATTTATTTTAATTTTTTATTAAAAAGATATTTATTTATACGGATATCTAAAGAATAGACTTAACTCTTCGGCTCTTCTAGTGATTAAACCGCCGCCATTAGATATTCCAAAATTCCACTGTTTATATATTTCTTTATAATCTTGCTTTTTAAGAGCCTTGTGGAGCGATGGGTTCCTTTTTGTAAATAATCCCCCACAATTATAAATCAAGCTACTAAGGGCCTCTCTTTGGTTATTATTTAACCATACATAAACATCAACTAAAGGTTTTACTTCTTTATTACAGTAATCATAAAATATTTCATCAGCATATTCTTGAGAAATTTTATCTCCTTCTTTTACTGCTTCCCCATTTGGATAGTGGGTGTTACCATTACCAATAGTCCAAACCCCTCTTGAACACTTGTATGCTACGAGGCTAAATCCTTCAAACTGTTTTATTAAATTATAATTCATAATTATTACCCTTTATATATTTAATTCTTAGTTTACACTTAACAGTTCTTCGATCATGTCGTTTATTTCTTTTAATCGACTTTTTAATAGCATCTGCTTGTTGTTTTCTACTCATTTGCAGTTATCCCTACACATTTTAATTTGTTTTTCGGCCTTGTCATAATTATATGGTTCATAAGATTCTCTCTCAGTTGTGGAGCATATTATCTCATCACACCTCATAATAACCTCATCTTCATTTAAGTTTATTAGCTTTGTGCAACTTGTCAATGTCAGTATCATCAGCAAGAGTATCATTCTTTTTTTTGTCATATTTAACCCTTTCTTCTAAGGCTTCAGTTTTAACCCTTTTACCACCTGCTATATATGCCTTATAAAGTAATGCTAACATTCCAACTATAAAAGCACCTGCAATATATAATTTTGTTTTTAATTTTAATATCCACATATTATCTCCTAAACTTTTCTATTGCAGTTCCAAGTCCAATCATTCCACCACCTGCAACAATTAAACCTGATAAAATTTGAGTTTGGTTATTTGTTATTTGAACATCATACCATAATACCCAAAAAGCAGTTGGAACTGATAATATAAAAATAATAACTCCTATAATTCTTTTAGAACTAGTGTTTCCGTCATCATCGCAAATCATTTTATCTGTCTTTTTAATGATTGTACTTAATATTTTTTTAATTTTTTCCACAAGTCTTTCCCTTATTGTTTAAATTTCGAATATAATATGGTATAAAACAATTTTAATTTAGTTGTCAAGTTTAATCTGTAACGACATGCCCCTGAGCCATCATTTGAAAGTCTGTTAAATCAGTTAAATCATCTTGA